ATATCCCCACCGGGACTCTTTTTAACCATGGGTAGTTCGACATAATTAAGGGTTATGATAAACCCAGACCAGATAACGACACCAAGACGAACCATCGCCCCCAGTACCACCATCTGTTCCTCATGATCGTCTATTCCTTCTTTGAGTCGTTTGAAGAGTCCCTTTTGTTCTTCCGGTTTTTTCTCCATTTAGCGATCTTATCTTGTAGGAATTTTTGTACTTTTTTACGTATCCATTCGATTAAAGGCTGTGTAACTGTTGTAGCTGCCACAGCTGTAATCGCCGTTGTAGCTGCCACTACGACAACTTCGGTTGAAGGTCGAGGTACTGGCTGTTTAATAAACGGTATTTTTAGGGTAGGTGGTTCGGGAGTTTCTTCTACAGTTTTGACTGGTTCTTCTTCCTGATCTCTTAAATCGCTAGGAGGAACTACCATAGGTTTATAGTATGGTACGTCAGCTGTAGGTATTGGTATTTCTACTGTTTCAACTTTCTGAAACTTTGGAAGCACCATCACTGGTATTTCCATTATTTGACTCCCTATCTTGTATTACAGCATTTACAGCTATGATTTTTTCTTTACACTCTTTTTGTGTATCAACAGCTTTGTTGTATGTATCAATTAATTGTTTAAGGTGTTGTTTTAATTCTTCGGTGGTTGCTTTCATTATGAATAAGGTGAATCTCCTAATATAGCAGTATCCCATGCTGCCTTAAGTTCAGCTTCTGTTGCTGCTGCCCCTATAGCAGATGCTGCCGGTGCATCTCTTAATGCTTGTTTTTTAGATACTATTGTAGCTGTATCTGCGCTAGTTTCTAAAGCTTTTTGAAATTCGACATCGAGATCAGCTAGTTTTAGTCCTCTAGCTTCTCTTATACGTGTCTTAAATAACTCTTTAGCTTTAGTCATGTCTGTTTTAATAATACTCAATCTCCTACTCCATCTGTAAGTTCTGAATCTTCTACTGTCCAAGCGTTGCGAAATGATCTATCTGTTGGAACTTCGGAATTTGGAATAATTTTGTAAGGTTTACCCGTAGGTACAACCTTTTTTGCTATCTCTTCAACTGTTTCATCAGTTATATCAGTAGGGTGGCATATACTTATTCCACCCGGATATTCTGGTAAGTTGCTTTGAAAGACAATAGCATAATCTGAATTTGCCATAATTTTTTAATATAATGAGTAACATGCAAATTGAAAAGCATGGTTGCCAAAATCATACCAAGCCATACCACCATAGTAGGTGTAACCAGTTCTTAATCGTATAGAACCTGTTGCCGTGGTATGAACAGCAGTTACGGATTCTGCGTTGTTTGATGTTGTTTGAGTGCTTATGTTAGTCGCATAGTTAGCGTTTGCTGCACTATTGGTAAAAGTCGCAGTCATATCTCCAGCACCATTATCAGTAACACCACTTATATTAAAGCCAGTGCGAAGAGTGCCATTATCATTAGCATTACCCCAAGCATGGATTGCATTATCTCCATAATATGCCATTATGATACCTCCGTTAGATTAAATTTAAATGTTTTACCAGAACGGTTATTTTTTAAGAACAAGTCTGATTTTCCTTCTTGTATTGTCCAGTCACCCCATGAACCGTCTACATCGTTACCACCATAAGCTTCATTAGATAAACTAAGGTCACTTGTATAGATGTTTGACCAACGATAGGAGCTAGTGCCTAAAGCTCTACTACCATTTCCATCAGGTCTGATGTTGTGTGTAATAAGATCACCAGTAAACTCACCGCCTGATTTAGGCATGTAACTTGACAATGAACTACTTGTAATATAACCAGCACCATTGCTTATCTGGTTATTATTAGTGATATTATTAGCACCGTTAGCTACATTTAACAAGGATCTTGCAGCAGCAGCATTATATGATCTGGCATAAGTATCAGAACCGTTTGTTCCGATAAATAAACCCATTCCAGAACCAGCACCGCTAGTTCCAAAAGAACCAGAAGCATTGAAGTAGTTAGCAAACACATAACCACTACCATTTCTAGCTACAATAGTGTTAGTACTTTCACCGTTATTTACGTGTAAATTATCACAAGTGTCAGCATTTAGTCCAGAACCGGGACCGTCATTACCAGAGTGCCAAACAGTACTTGAAGTGCCGTCATGGACATATATTAAGCCATTACCACCACTACCAATTCGTAGATATTCGCCTGTTTCTGAGTTAACAAACTGGAAAAATCCAGAAGAATCCCATTGAATATAAGCTTTGTCAGTACTACTTTCACGAAATCTTATATAAGGGTTGCTTGAACCTTGAAGTATAATTTTTTGGTCTGTAGATGTACTAAATGTGTAAGTACTACCAGTTAAAGTATCACTTGCTGCTGATGTAACAAACTCAGAAGCTTGATAGCTGTCAAGTAAATCAGCATCTAAACCAGAACCAGAACCGTCTACAGTTTTGATAGATGTAAGTATTTCACTAGCTGACTGATCCGCAGTAGCTCCATTTTCTACGTTTATCATTGTACGTACATCAGACGCACTTAAATTCTGTACTTGACCAGTACCACTTGAATTTCTACCTAAGAAAGATGGAGACCCAATATTTTGCATTTTTGCCAAAGTTACAGCATTATTAGCTAACTTATCTGAATTAATAGCACTATTAGCTATATCTCCAGTTGCGATTGATGCGTCTACTATGTTTGCACTAGCTACAGTTACGTCTGTAGGTAAAGCTCCAGCAGCAATCTTACTTGTTGCTAGAGAATCATTAGATAATCTACCAGCAATAGTAGAACTTGAAACATTATTCAAGTCCTCTCTGGCTAGTGGTCTACCAGCAGCCGTTGAGCCGTCATGTACGACGGCTGTATCTTTAGTTGTGTCGATAGTAACTTCACCCTCGGCTCCAGTAAAGCTACTATGTTGCGAGGTTGTACCTCTTCTTAATTTTAATAATTTTGCCATTTATAAGGTTCCGAAATCGAGAGTTAAGTTTGTACCATCTATAGTACCGATGTTTGATAAGTTGTTGTTTTGACCATCTAAGTTACCGCCTAATTGTGGTGATGTGTCAGCAACTAGATCTGTATTGATACTTGATGTACCAGCTGCTGTAAGTCGACCTTGAGCATCTACAGTAAATGTAGCGATAGCTGAGGATGATCCATAACTACCAGCTGTAACTGAGGTGTGTGCTAAAGCATCTGCATCTACAGAGTTAGGTGCATAGTGCTCAGAATCAATTGAGTCTGCATGTATATGTTCAGAGTTAATTGCGTCATCCGCTATATTACTACCTCTAACACAGTCGCCAGCTAGATGTTCATGATCTATACTACCAGCAACATAGTGCTCAGAGTTAATTACATCGTCTTGTATATTATCTCCGTCAATAATGTCGTTAGCTAAATGTACGTGGTCAATAGAGCCATCTACATAGTGTTCAGAGTTTATACTGTTATCAGCTAAATCAGCAATAAGAGTACCTGTTAACGTTGCACCAGTAGAAGTTATCTCTAGCTTTGTATTTCCACCATCTTGTAATTTAATATTACCAGTACCAGATGCGTTGATTATAGAATCTGATGTATCATGAAATATCTGTAAATCTGAGTCAGCACCAAACTTAGCTTTTATATTATCGTTATACTTGTTGTCTCCAGTAAATATAACACCAGAAGTTGTAGCAAAGTTACCAGTAGCTGTAACACCACCTTGCCAAGAACTACCATTGTACACCCTTAACTCGTTAGCAGATGTGTTAAAGAACAAGTCTCCTGTATCTAAGCTAGTTGTTGGGTTAGTAGATCCAATACGATATCTATTAGCAAAGGTGTTTACATCACTAATACTTGATGCAACTGTTGTCACGTTTGAGTTGTTGTTAGCAACTGATGTCACGTCAGACGATATGCCAGCGACTGTAGTTACGTTTGAACTTATACCAGCAACAGTATTTATGTTTGTAGCATTGCTGACCGCACTGTTAATATTGCTAGCATTGCTGACCGCACTGTTAATATTACTTGAGTTGTTTGCAACCGCTGTAACATTAGAGTCATTATTAGCAACAGTAGTGATATTACCTGCAATATCAGCCAACGTATCCATGTCGGTTACGATTGCTGAAGTGCCCAATGTATTCATATCAGCCACTGCGTCAGCTGTACCTAACCTACCTATTTCTGTTGCTTTAGCAGCTACAGCTCCTATGTCAGTAGCATCAGCTGCAACAGCAGTAACGTCAGATGAGATACCGGCTACAGTAGTAACATTAGATGATATTCCAGCTACAGTTGTGACGTTAGAATCGTTGTTAGCGACAGTAGTAATATTACTTGAAATGTCTGCCAACGTATCCATATCAGACACGATAGCTGAGGTAGCTAGTGTATTCATGTCAGCTACAGCATCAGCAGTACCAAGTAGTGCTAGATCTGCGACTGCATCAGTTGTACCTAATCTACCTATTTCTGTCGCTTTACCAGCAACCGCAGTTACATTAGAGTTGTTTGTAGCTACTGTTGTTACATTACTAGATATACCAGCAACCGTTGTAATATTGCTTGATATGTCAGCTAGTGTATCCATGTCAGACACAATGGCTGTAGTACCTAGTGTGTTCATATCAGCTACAGCATCGGCTGTACCTAGTCTTCCAATCTCTGTGGCTTTAGCAGCTACTGCTCCTATATCAGTTGCGTCTGCTGCAACCGCAGTTACATCTGATGATATACCAGCGACGGTAGTTACATTACTTGCTATTCCAGCAACTGTTGTTACATTACCACTAATACCTTGTACAGTATTTAAGTTGTTTATATTATCAGCTACAGTCTGGATTCTAGTTATATCATCCGAAACTGTTTTGATTGGGTCATCTTTTACTGTAATAGTATTACCCATGCCACTATGGGCTGTGCAATAATATATAAAACTTGTTGGCTGTGATTCAGGTACTACAAGTTGTATCTTTGCTCCAGCTTGTCCCTGAGTGCCAGTAACAGTAACACCAGTAGTATAAGCACTACCACCGCTTGAGAAACGGAATGGGTGCGTTGCGTTTGATGCGTCACTTAAATCAAATGTATATGTCCAACCTTTATATAATGTTAGTGCAGGCTTATCCACACCATCAATCATAAACTTACCAGTAGCTGCTGTAACAGCAAACGAAATCTCGTCTTCTATAATATCTGCAACTATATCAAGTGATCCGTTAGAACTACCTGTACTTACTGGATCTGTTATTAGACCTAAATCTTCACTATATGTTATAGCACCTGAGACAATAGAGATGTCGTCCAGTACTGACTGATTTGGTGTTACATTAGAAAATGCACTACCTGTATATACCTGTATATTATCATTACTACTATCATACCATAAGTCACCTTCTGTCAAAGATGAGCCATCATTTCTTTGTGTAGGCTCACTTGCAGAGATAATATATAAATCAGCAAAGTTATTTATATCTGCTACGTTTGCACCAGCATTAACAATATTTGTTATATTATTTGCAACTGTTGTAACTTCTGTAGCTTTAGGTACGAGTCTATGGAAAGTGTATGTATGTAGTGTGCTTGTAGATTCTACCAAGAATCCGAAGCCCGAAGGTATGGTAGCAGTGACACCAGTTATAGTAATATCAGCATTGTTAGCTACATTAGCATTTTTTATAGTAAGAGTTGTACCACTAAGAGATGATACATTACTATCAGATGGGTGAGGTAGCTGGGCACTTGCAGCTTTTATACTTAATATAGCTGCTTGTCCTGTTGCCCCTTGTGGGTTCTCGTTAGGAAAATGTTGGTCACTATCTATAGCTGTAAAACCACCGACATCATCAACAAGGTCAACGATTCGTGCGTTAATAGCAGCAGTTGTAGCCACAAAAGCATCTGAGTTACTCCAAGTCATTCCACTGTTAATATTTTCAGTAGAGTCTTGTCTTAAAAATCTAGCTTCAGCTTCTGTTTCTGTGTAGTATCTTGCATCTAATACGTTTGCTCCAGCACTAGCTGAAGGATTAAGCTCATCCTCTGTGTAGTATCTACCATCTAATGTGCCTGTTGCTATCTCTGCATTTGTAACAGCACCACCTTGTATGTGCTCATTTCCAACAGCATCATCAGCTAGTTTTGAACTGTCTATAATATCAGCTTCTAGATGTATTCTGTCTATAGATCCGTCTATGTAGTGCTCAGAGTTTATAGCATTGTCTTGTATATTATCTGAATCTATACAGTCATTAGATAAGTGGACGTGATCTATAGACCCGTCTACGTAGTGTTCTGAATCTATCTGGCTATCAGCTATAAGAGCATTTGTTATTTGGTCTGCACCTATATCAACTGTTTGTATTGTTCCGTTAACAATGTTATTAGTATTAACTGTTATATCTGTAGGTAATGCACCACTACCTAGCTTCTCCATAGTTACATTATCATTTGCTATCTTAGATGTTGTAACTGCGCTATTAGCTAGAGCATCGGTATCTACTGACCCCGGTGCGTAGTGCTCGGTGTCGATAGAATCAGCAACATAATGCTCAGAGTTAACTGAGTCATCTGCTAATCTAGTACCATCTATAGCATCTAGTGCTATCTTTTCTCTTGTTACAGCCTTATCTTCTATATCATAAGTCTGTATTTTTTGATCGTTATGTTCTTGTAATGCTCTAAGAACTTGTTTTTGGTTATCATTTAGGTCTGCTGCTTTGACTGAAGATCCAGCTGAATATGTAGCTCTACCTTCTACAGCAGTATTACCTTGATTTAATATATCTGTTTCTCGTACAACACGAACTATACTAGGGCTGCTTGGTGCAGTTCCTATCCAGTCTACTGTACTTTGAGAATTAGAATTGTATGGGTTTATATTATAATGAACCCCAGCAGTCTTTAGAACTCCATCAACATATACTTTTATCTCATCGGATGAAAATGTATCAATAGTAAAGTTGATGTCAGCTCCAGTTGCTGTTTGTTGCAAAAAGGATTGTTGTGACATTTATTTGTATATGTTGGTGAGATTTGGAATTGGACTGCTAGTTGCTTGTTGTTTTTGTATTCGTTTTACTTTCTTTTGTCTTTCTTCAAGTTTAAGAGCTTGTATATCAGGATCTTGTTTAACAGTATTCCAGCCTATTTTTCTAGCTTTTTGGAAGATACGATCTATAACTCTATTATGATAATAGTCCATAACTTCAAATTCACTACGTTGACCTGATGCTATATCTTTCATCATTTGTTGTATAGATTCTTGAACCTCTGGATCATTAGCTAGTTTATTTAATTTTACTTCTATATTCTGATCTCCGATAGCTTTCTGAAATGCAGATCTCATTCTTGGTTCATCTGTTAGATTATCACCTTCTGGCGAATACATGACTGATAATCTCATATCGTAACCACTGTTAAATAGTAATGTTCTACCGGGGCTTGATGTTAAATCAAATGATATAGGACTAAACATGTTAAATGCTCGAGTCATAAAGTCATATGGTTTGACAGGTTTGCCGCTTAGTATGTCATACTTAATAGGTAAACCACCATCAAAAGCTACATTTTCAGTAGCAAGGTTTCTGTTTCTAATAGAATCTACAATACCTGAGTTAAGTTCTCGTGTATAAGGTGAAAATAATTTACCTAAATCGTTACGTAAACCTCCTAAAGGTACTACATTATTAATTAAGTTACCGCCTATTCTTGCACCTTGTCCGGGTTTTGCACCGAATAAATCTACAAATGACTGTAATCCAGCAAGATAAGACTTACTTGTTACACCCTGAGCAAGTAATAATGCTACTTTACCTAGGTTGTCCTTAGTCCATTCTTCGCCCATAAGTAAACTAGCATCACCTATGTCAGCTACCATAGCCATAATCTGGTTAAATGGTTCAAAAGAATCGTAACCTACCTGTACTTCACCTAGTTTTATAGTTCTAGGTATGTAACCAGCATCTGTCCAGACATTCCGTTTCTGTCTGTCTATAGGACCATTACCTGTTAGTTCTCCTGACATCCATTTTTGGATAGCCATAAATACAAGAGCAGAGCCCATCGCCAATCGGCCTGTTTGTAAAGCCTTAGCATTAGCTAGTTCTCTAGCATTGGTAATACCAAACTTAGGTCCAAGCTCGGCAAAAGTTTCTGGTGTAGGTTTAGCAAATGCTATATCATTAAATTCTTTAACAAGAAAGTTAAATCCGGGTGTATGTTTTGCTGTAAGTTTTAAACCGTTTACTCCTGTTCTAGCAAACAAAAAGAAAGGTTTAGCCCAAGGGTTCTGTTGAAATACAGCGTTAAGATTAGCAGAAAATCCACTAAGATCTTGTGTAAGTGTAACCTCTTTACGTGCAAACTTTGTAGCTTCGTCTATTATATTACCGTCAGCATCAAAGACGTCACGATAAAAGTAGTCTTCAAAATTTCTGATTAATTCTGGTGTGATCTCTGTATAGCTAGTAAGCTTACCAGCATCAGCTACATCAAATGCAGACATTAATGCTTTTTCTCTCATCTTAGCTCTACCTAATATAAAAGCAAACGCATCATCGGTTGCTGCCATAAGTTTAGTAGAGTAAGTTAAAAAGCTCTTGTCATTCATACTACGTGCCATATTTGCCATACGGAACGCAGCTTTATCACCAGCTGTAGCACGACCACTATCTTCTGCCCATCTACGGAGTATCTCCCAGTTTGCATCACCTTTTGTATATTCAGCAAAACGAGTTCTAACTGTAGATATTTCTCCTGACCAGTATGAGTTTAGTCTAGATTTAAACAAATCAAAGGATTCTGGTATAGCTTCCATCATAGCGTTCATGGTTGCTAACCCTGCACGTACTGCACGCACGTCTTTGGTAAACGGTAAAGATAAAGTAGCACCTATAGTTGTAGCTATTGGACGTAAGAATGTATGAGCAGCTGTACCAATAATAGCTCTAGCTGGTGTTTTAGGACCAGATAAAATACTATGTGTCATTACTCCTTGTAATTCTCTTATCAAAGCTCCAGTCTGTTGCTTACCTTCTATCTCTCCACCTTTAATCATCTTACGTGCCCACTGGTCAAAGTCATCTAGATTGTTTACAGTCTTCATAGATGAAAACGCTTCAAACAAAGCCATTAATAAATCACCATTATTTGGATCATTACCCGCTAAACCTAGTATAGCTTCTATAGATTCACGTGTATCTACCATTTCTTGAGATAATGTTTTCTCTAAGTATTGGCGTTTACCAGCTCCTAGTCCTCTAAAATCATCAGATTTAATAATTCTTGCACGTTTAGCTTCAGTCAATGCCATAAACATCGAGTCACGTATATTCTTTAATGGACCATCTATGTCTGCTAAGTTTACAAAATCTTTTAATTCACGTCCAGCTATGCCTAAATCACGCACTTGCTGTAATAATGTGCCAACAACCATGTCAGCTACAACTACATATTTACTTGTAATTGTAGAAACTTTGTTTACTACGTTACCGTCAATATCTGTAAACTCATAAACGTCAGCAGCTTTTAGTATTTCTTCTAGATACTCGTCTGGAGACATCTCAGCAGCGTTTCTACCAAGTGTTATACGTTGGTGTGCAGCTATTGCATCTCCAAATCTTTCTGCTAAAGTTTGTCCACTTTCTTTAGTTTCTTCTATGATTGCTTTATATTTATTATTGCTATATAATTTACGTAGTACGTCATCGACAGCATCTTCCGACATGCCTGAGTAATTAGCACCACGTTCTCTTTGTACAGGTGTGATTACGTTTCCGCCTGCACCTTCTTCAGCTCCCCATTCATTTCTAACTCTTTTATTACGTTCCCAGACAATAAATGGGTCATCTTGAGATAGTGTAGCACCCTGATGTGTACCAGCTTGTGGTTTGTTTTTTGCTGCACGAAAGCCAGTTTCACCTTCTCGTAATTCTTGTAGACCTTTTGCTAGAGTTTCAGCATCAACACTTTTAGCTCTTTGTCTAGTAAATTCTTTTACTTTTTTACCACCTCTGCCTAAAGCCATAGCAGCTCCATCAAAGATAAGTCCTATTCCCATACCCTCTACGATGTTTTTCATCTTCATCATAACAGGATGGTCATATTCTTTTGTAGATAAAGGTGTATCCATCCAACCATAGTGATCTCTTAATGAACCTAATGCGTTTTCAGCATCAGACTCCTGAGATACTAGATCAGATATTGCACCTATACCAGCTGCACGTACTAGACTATTTGCTCCTAGTAGTGCTTTTGCACCAGCACCTATACCTAAGCCTATACCAGCTGCGGCTGCACCTTTAGCTGCTAGTACTGTACCAGCTGCCATTGTACCAAAATGTACTGTGCCTCGTGCTAATTTACCCCACCATGTTTTAGTTATAATAGGATTGCTGTAAGATTGGAAAGGGTCCCACTGTGGTTTATAATAACCATTTTCTTGTCGTTCCCTTTGCATTTCACCTGAGACAGCATCAGCTGTTCTTTCGGCAAAAGTAGCTACGGAAGATAAAGAATCTTGAACACCACCAGTTACCGCAGATTGCAGTTCTCTAACAACTCCTTTAAATCCCCAGTTTTCTGATTCACGTGGGTCATCAATTTCTGTTTGTTCTTGCTGTGTCTGTTGTACCTCAGCTTGATTTTGTTCTTTAAGATTTTCTTCTGATTCCGCCGTACCTAGTACCGCATCTGACGCCTGATCGAAGGCGTCTTGTTCACGGTTTTCTTCGTCATAAATTTCCGACATTTTATTGTTCTATTAGATAATATGCGTTTAATAAACCAGATGAAATAGAATTTGGTTGCATAAATGGTTCATCACCAAACTCTTCAGAAAAAGCTGCGGCAGTGTCAAAATCTACGGTTACAGGTTCATAACTTGATAACTCCGTATCACCTCCAAAAGCTTCTAAACTTCCAAGTAAGTTATCTTGATATATAATATTAGTTTGATGTGCTCTAAGCAAAGCATCTTGATTTTCTTTGGTAAAAGGTTCTGAAGGATCTATACCACTTCTTTCAAGTGCTGCTTCAAAACTACTCTTATTCCAATCATATTTACCTACTTTTACCTTTGGTCCGTATTGAATACCACCTCTATTTTTTCGTGTAGTAAACAGCTTTCCGACATCAGATAAACTTGTTTCAGTCATATTTACTGAATTTTGATAATTTCTACCAGTCGTATCTAGGAATGAATCATAGTCTGCTCCTTGACGAGCCATCTGATTGTAGAACACGTTGTTTTTTACATCATCAGAATAGATATCCTGACTCATTATCTGTACTACATTTGATGGAGTAGGAAACATGTTTAACCTTTTCTTATCATTTTCAGTTAGATCATCGTCTGGAAAATCAACAAAGTATACGTTGTTTGGATCAGCTTCTTTTGGATCTATACCCATAGCTTCCATTCTCATCTTCATTAACTTTAACGGATGTATCCCAGTCTTTCTAGATAAGTTAAGATAGTACTCAGGTACAACACCAGTATTATTTTTTAATGCTCTAATAGCTATAGGTAAAGCTTTTGCTTCACCCATTAAAAATCCGGAACTGTTAAGTGTACCCTCTTGATCTTTATTTAACATGTCTATGGTCTTATCATAAAGCATATTGCTGCGTATGTCGCTTTCTACCTCACCCATATTAGGAGCTGCATACTTACTAACCATTTTCTTTTCACCAGTATCATTATCTAATACTTCAACAAACTGTTTCTCGTCTCTATGATTAAGTTTGATTTTGTTGATAGCATAGTTATGTGCTTTAGTAGCATTTTGTGATACAGCAAAACCTTCTGCATATAACTCTTGATAATCTACTTCCATATTAGCTATGATTCCTAAAGTAACCTCACCAGCTCTGTCAGGATCTAAAACTGTATCACCATCTTTATTAGTAATAGCGTTAAATATTTTAGCTGCATCTTTGACATGCTTATCAGATGGTTGAAATCCTTTTAGTAATTCTTCAGCATCTTTTCTAGTCTGTTTACGAATCTCTCCGTTTTCTATAGCCGATAGTCTACCTTCTAAATCTCCACCATCTATTTTACCATCTCTTCTAATATCTTGAAGTATCCATCTTGCTTCTTCTTCGTCATCATAATCAGCTGGAACATAGTAGTCTGCTAATCTTTTTAGTAAAGGATCACCTGTAGATAGTCCTAAATCTTTAGCAAGTTTAGCTAAGTCTTTTTCTTTCTGTTCAAGTGTTACAGGTCTGCCATCTTTTTGTTGAGCTCTATAGCCTTCGATAAGAGAAGTCATCCCTTGTTCAGCATTAATCTTTCTTTCGTTAGTAATCTTATCTAGTTCTTTTTTCTGAGCTTTCATTATAAGACCGCCTAGTTTTTTATCTAGTAGTCTGCCAGCTTCAGTCTTTAAGCCTGCAATAGTTGTCTGTTTACCTTTAGTACCTTTTTGTATAAATAGTGTATCTCGAAGTAACTGTAGTTCTTCAGCTCCTATGTAGTTTTGTTCAAAAGCTTTTTCTAATCTATCTCCTAGTTTAGCCATGCCAAATGCAGCATCGGGTCCACCGGGTGCACCAGCTGATAATTTAGTCAACAAACCAGAGTTAGGGTCATCAGGATTACCAAATACATAATCAGATATGTCCTCGGGATTATTAACTAACATGTTAGATAAGTTAAGAATCTCCTTTACTTCACCTAGTTTAAGCTCTTCTTCAATTCTACGGTTCATAGATTTGGTTGTTATACCATCTATATTTTTACGTAGATCTTTTAATAACTTACTCTTATGCCTACCACTTAAAGTACTTAAAGCACCGCTTTGTACTAACGCACTACGACCCCAAAAGAATAGAGCTTGTTCTGCTAAACTATCTTCTCCAGCCTCAAGTAATTGGTTGTAACTTCTACCATTTGCACCCGGAACCATAGCATTACCTACAGCAGAGTTGAGATTTTTAGCTACAAATGTACTAGCTGTATTAAGATGTTTTCTAGCAGATGAAGCAGAGTTCTCGTTATAACTCTCTATATTTTTGATTTTAAGTGTATCGTATGTAGAAACAGCTTGATCTTTGTTATCAGGAGCTGCATTATTAGCTGCAACTTCTTCAGCTGCTATTTTCTCACCTTCTACTGCGACTGCGTTTTCTTCTTTTTTTAACGCATCTTCCTGTTCTTTTTCTACATCAACTTCTGGAGGTTTTCCTGTTTGTACCTCTTCACCACCTTTTGATGCTGTACCTTCTGTTAGATCTTTCTCTAATGATTTACTATCATTCCATGCGTCTAACTTTTTCTTAAACTCACCAGCTTGTCCAAGTAATTTACCAAACTTTTGATAGTTACGAGATCTGGTTTCAGCATCTTTGATAGCATCTGCTTTCATACGGTCATAGTGAGCTGCATAAATCTTGTCTGTTTCTGCAAGTGCTTGGTTAGCAACTTTAGATCCATCATAACTTACTTCTGCATAGTTAGTTGCTGATGTATCAAAGTTGAATTGTTCCATATTAGCCATTATGCAACCTCCCTAAACTCTACGTCTATTTGACTGTAATCAACCATGTAGGTATCATTGTTTAATTTAGCTACAGCTTCTGGTTTTTTACGTTGTACTTCTTGAGCCATAACTCCTATATATTCTTGAGCAGAATTGTTGTATCTAAATTTATAAATGTTATGTCCTTCTATAGATCTACCTATCTTTGTAATGTTATCTTTTAGTCTTACATCACTAGGTAAAAATGGAGAAATAACACTCATACCAAAACTTACAGTATTCATAAACTGACCAGCTCTGTCTTTTGGAGGTAACATAGTTGCTGGACCAAACTGTGGATCAAATCCAAGATTAGTACGATTAGTTCTAAGTTGTTCTTCTAAGCCTCTTTTTATTTTAGTTTCAGCTTTAGCTTCGCCTACGGTAGCTAGAGCATATTGTTTTCTATCAACTTCAGCTAGTTTAGCAAAGTAAGCGGATTTCTGAGAACCTCTAAAGTTTCTGGATCTACCACCTTCGTTTACAGCAGCTTGCTGATAGTATTTTCTGGCTGCATTTTCTTTATCTAGCAGACCTTTACCTTGCTCACTTAGAGCGAAAGCATCGAAGTCAGATCTAGAACGAGACGCTCCAAGTCCAAGGATGTTATTAATGTTATCCTTGTAATCTGCTTCTTTATTCCATTGTTTTATGCTATCAGAATAAAATTTAGCTGTTCGCTTTTTATTCTCTTGTCTAGCAGCTTCTCGCCTTCCGGCATTAGGATCTGGTGCACACACGGCAAAATTCTATAAAGTATAAATTGTTTGGTCCATGTTTAAACTTACGTAAAAACTTGAAGCCTAAAAATTTGAGTAGTTTTAAATGTACTGTATTTCTACAGTCTACTATGTTCCACAATAAAGGCTCAGTACGGTTATCGACCCACCGTTTAGCTTCTCTTGCAAATGTAATTGGAAAGTCGTGAATAGCTGGAGTGCATAGCATCCATATTTCACCACCTTCTCCGACTCCTGCTAGTCCGGCAGTCTTGCCGTCTGGTACTGTGAAATACACAGCAGAGCCAATCCTAGCCACTCGTAATAGCTCGGCCATAGGATCTAGTCCATGACCTTCTACGACCTCTCTGAGGTCATCTGGGCGTAGGTTAGAGGCCACCTCTGCGGCAGCCTCCTCTGTAATTGGGTGTACGTATTGATCTAATTTAGACACGTTTGTAATATTTGGGTGAGTAGTCTCCCTCCCATGACAACGCTCGTAGTGTAGATGGTGCGGGGTGACTTGATTTAAGAGTAATATCTACGTTAGTATTCTTCTCATATACTGGTACAGTTTTTATAAACTCTTCTAAGTATGGTGCATCTGACACTTGATACTCGTCTAATTCTGTAGATTCATATACTTCTGTATAGTCAGTTTTACCGATACGTGTAAGAGTTGTTTCATATAGACCTATCTTACCAAAGTGTAGTTTGATTCTGTGTAGCACGAGTGATGAGTTAACATCAGCTCTGTTAGATTCACCTTGCTGCCTTGCAAGATAGAATGTAGGAAACGCTACGCTGTACTCGTATAAGTATCCTATTGTAAGTGTTACACCAGACCAGTCTCCCGGTAGTGTAAAGCTAGTGCTGCTAGTTAATGTAGGTTTACCATATCTACCTACACGTGCAGATGCAGTGTTAGTATCTATAACAACTAAGTCATAATTAGGTGATGTAACTAAAGGTAACCAACTAACGCCAGTAAATGTAGTTAGTTTTGTAGATGCACTATAGCTGCTACTACCTGTGTCAGTCGTATAATTATCTATATGTAATAAAAACTCTACGTTATCTTGTGTGATACTTGGATCACTTTCTTGTTGTACAAGTCTTATACTTTGTAAAAAGTTATCGGTATCTAGAAAATAATACTCGTCGTTTATAATAAAATGATATAATAATGGGTTGTTAAACTTCCATTTAAACCATGCTGACTGCTGACGTTTATCACCTACATTTAAGTATCTAAAACCCTGTACTGTGTCAGAGTTAGTTCTACCCATAATAACTAGGTTGTTTTCACGTGAGTTTGTCAAGAGATCTATGTCTTTAGGTAATAATGTAGGAACTACTTGGCTCTGATTTACTACATTTGGTTCACCCTCTCTAGCTATATTAGCCATCTCATTAAATCGACTAAACTTTCCAGAGTCGTC